CTCATATAGGGTGACTCTTCGGAGAAGCTCACTTATTATAATCCGCATTCACATGTTGTATGTGGTGACAATAATTCCTAAATTAAATAGTAGGAGATTACCATGCGTAATCAAGTTTGCCAACATTTTAGGTCTTTAGGAATAAAACCTAAGGAATCAGCACGCTATAGTAATATCATTCATAGAATGATTATTAATAATGGCAAGGAATTCACAGTTAAACGACTAAAATCTTTAGTCGAAACTTTGAAGAATAATGTGAAAACTGGTGGATATCATATTCCACCTGGTTTTGCAACAAGAGTTAATAGAAACGGTGACAAGATTGTGAAAGACAACCTTATTCATCGACTTCTATGTGCTAAGACACAGAATGAGATATTCATTGCTCAGTCTGTGTTTAAAGTTCATACTTTAATAATGTTTGATCAAGGTCAAAGACCTTCCAAACAACAATTAAAGAAATTCTTAACAGCTGTTAAGGAACCTTTCCACACTTCCGATCCGAGGTTACTTCATTCAGTGAATGATAAACTTGAGAATCGGGCTCGTGACTTAGCTGAGCGGTTAGTTAGTTCGAACCGCAGCATTCGTTCCGATGTTGTACCTCTAAGGTATTTACCAAAGGGTACAAAAACCAGTCCTGTTCTTATCTTCAACGAAGATAAAACAGAGTACAAAGGTATAGAAATCTTAAAGCGTGATAATATCCGCTCTAAAGATATTTCTATTTTATATCGCGATACGAGTTGGAACTTGTTAGCCAAAACGTATTTACGAGAAACATCCTCTTGTATATTTGGTCAAGGAAACTTCACCAGTATATTTAAGGATAAGAGAAGGAAAACTAAGTTACCTGACTTACCAGTCGGTACTATTAGCTATATCCAAGAGCCCTCATGTAAATTGAGAGCTGTTGCCAACGTGAACTTAGCCATTCAAGCAATGGCTGAACCACTGAAGGTTAAAACGAAATATTTAATTGAGAGTCAATCTCAAGTAGATACACGTGACCATGACGCAGGGCGTCATAAGGTATATAAATGGTTAAAGCAAGGGAAAACAGTATATGCTTTCGATGCTTCTAACTTTACTGAAAGATTACCTTTAAAATCTCAATTGAGAGTATTAGAGGGTCTTAGATCTGCGGGTTTTATCACACCCTATGATTATGATGTTTTTGTAACTGCCTCTAAGGGTAGGTACATTGACACTTTGAGAGAAGAATCATTAAAATATGAAGTGGGCCAACCACAAGGGTTCGGACCATCATTTAATGTCGCGACGCTTACACATTTATGTATCGTCTTAATCTCAGTTACAGCACGCTCCCAATATGATAAATTAGCATAATTGGAGAT